ATAAGACACAAGGTACATTTATTGGGTCAATTTTAAAGTATGTATCTAAAGATGGGCGTATTCATGGGCATATTAATCAACTGCGTTCAGAAGTAGGTGGTACGGTGTCAGGTAGAATCTCTATGAATAGCCCCAACCTACAACAAATTCCAGCTCGTGACCCTGAATTGGGTCCGATGATACGAGGACTGTTTTTACCTGAAGAGGGAGAAGAGTGGGCAAGTATTGATTTTTCTCAACAAGAACCACGCATCTTGGTGCATTATGCCAAGACGGTTGGTAACTATCGAAGAATTGAATTAAGAGGGGTAGAAGAGTTTGTAGATGCTTACAATACTGATCCTAATATGGACTTTCATACAATGGTTGCTGAAATGGCAGACATACCTCGTAAACAAGCTAAAGTCATTAATTTAGCAATGATGTATGGAATGGGAGTGACAAAACTTTCTCAACAGCTAGATATATCTATTGATGAAGCGAAAGCACTTACTAAGCAATATCATGCACGAGTGCCTTTTGTTAAGCAATTGATGGATAGTGTTAGCCAACGGCTCAATGATCCTCGTAGTAATGGGTCTATCCGTTCCTTAAAAGGTAGAAAGTGTCGATTTGATTTATGGGAACCTGATAGTTTTCAAGCACATAAAGCCATGCCACGAGATCAAGCACTCGTTGAATACGGCTCAACTACACGATTGAAACGAGCTTATACTTATAAAGCTTTAAATCGACTTATTCAGGCATCTGCAGCCGATCAGACAAAACAAAGTATGGTGAATCTATATAAAGAGGGCATCATTCCGTTGTTACAAGTTCACGATGAATTAGCCTTTTCGGTAAAAAGTAAAGAACAAGCCCAAGCTTATGCAGACATTATGATTAATGCTGTAAAACTTGAAGTACCAAACAAGGTTGACATCGAAATGGGCGAGAATTGGGGTAATTGTAAGGAAATCAGTTGAATCTTTACATTTAATTGTATATAATCTAATATATTCTAATAAGGAGAATTGCTTTATGAGTATGGTTAAAACATTAGCTGAAAGACAAGAAGAGATAAATGGTGAAGTAAGGAATGTTATCTTTAATAAAGTAGGAAGTTTGGACTGTAAATGGGAAGAATATGATCCATCTAACACAAAACACACCGAACAAAATGGAACGGTGTTTGATGTTAATCTTAAAAAAGAAGGTAGTATGAAGATTTTTGTCTATTCTAGTGGATCATGCGAAGTGTGTGAAGAAGAGTTTAGCGAATCTTTTTTACCTGATTGTAATTGCAGAGAATTGATGGATGCGTTAGGTATAAACGATGTTTCTGATCTTTGGCACTACGAAGCTAAAATGGAAAGTTGGAGAAATTAAAATGGACACTACAAAATGGAAATCAGTTTTATTACCACGAGATTTGTACGCAGAAGTGAAAACTGCATCACGCATCGAGGGTCGCACGTTATCTGGTCAGCTACGGCTAATTATAGAAACTTGGAAAGCACAAAACTTATCTAAAAAAGATGTAATCATGCTCCAAGAAGAAACTGATGCTTATAATAAAAAGGTTTTAGCAGAACAGAAAAGAAGAGAGGATAAAAAAACTCTTGATCGTATAGACAAGATGTTAGAAAAGGGGTAGACTGAAGTTATACAAGATTTCATTTTGACTCCAACCTCTCTCGACAAGGAGAACCTTACCCCTCTTCGGAGGGGTTTTTTTAATATTCTACAAACTGTCTTTGTCTACCCGGTTTAAATAATCTACCGTATTGTCTTTTCCAACAGTTAGAACACCACCCTCGTTGTTTTTGTTCCACAGACATAATATCTGTTTGCATTATTTTTCTTTTACATTTCTTACAATTCTTTTCCCCAAATGTACTATCTAAAATACGGTTAATCTCTTTCTTATCTAATTGAAAAAGGATTGGAAATTTCTTGTAGTTTACCTTTGGTACTAATTTACTATTCATTATTATACTCCTTATTGACATATGTTACTTTATCTAATAATATATTAACATAAGATATGGTTGACGAAAAGGGTTTGCATCTGTAAATTGGACAAACCGACTAAAAAAGGAGAATAAATATGGAAACAATGACAAAAGAACAAGCAGACAAAGAACTTGACGCAATCTACGAAAGGTTGTTTGATCCTCAAACTAGTGCTACTATGGATAAAGAAACACAAGATAAATTATATAAATTATTGAAAATAATAGATGACAAATGAACAGTTAATGGGAATGGTAGGTCATATTTTAAAAAAATTACCTACCGAGTTTAAAACCATATCTTCGGAAGAAAAAATTTTGGCTCTTTTAACAATCGCTTTAGCTATTATGAGTGATGAGAAAGAGATAACTTTTGAACCTTACTTTGAAGAGGAAGACGACACATGCGACTCAAAACATTAGACATACCTTTATATGCTAGAAAACCAAGTTGGTTTCGTAGATTAAAAACTAGAATCAGACAAAGACAAATGGAAGAACAAAACGGTTGGCATCAACCTGATTTTGTAGATGAGTTAGTTAAACATTTTGCAAACTTTGCCCTTTTGTTTTTAGGTTTAGTTACCTTATTTTTGGTAATTGCTTACATTATTGGACTCTGATGGGTGCATCAAACAAATGTTGGTATTGTACCTTTGGAGATGGTTTAACTGACGGTAAAGTTATTTGTCACTTATCTGGTAGTTATACCGAACAAGAGTGTTTGATGTTTCAACCTAAACCTAAGTTATTACATGAGGAAATGAAGAAATGTCGAAAAGGTGTAAAGACAAATTTGTTTTCAAAAGACGAAATAATACTGCGACCAAAAGATTATTTTGATACAATGGAAGGAGATGACACTTAAATATCCTACATATTTAATTGAATGGGACGATGCAATGGCAGATGCGTCTTGGGAGATTTTAAGAGAAGAGGATATTAAAGAATCAAAGTGTTATACGTTAGGTTTTTTGGTTGGAGAAACAGAAAAACATATAGTAATCGCATCTACTTACGATGAAGAATCCGAGCATACTAATGCACGGTTACAGATTCCAAAAGGTATGATTACGAAACAAATTAAGGTTGATTTACCTGAAGATGTAAATATAGAACATAATTTATTATTGAGAGAAGAGTAAATGACAGATTTTTTTAAACAAAGTATTGAGCAATCACAAAAATTGCTTACTGCAATGCAAAAAGATTTTAACGAAACGGTGACTTTTCATAACGAAATGTACACTAATTTAATGAAAAAGCTTGATGAAAGAGATAAGTTAATCGAATCGTTAAGAGCAGAGATTGGTAAAACAAAAGATAAAAATAGAGAGTTAGAAAAGAATCAATGCCAATGTCCATAGATAAAACTAAAATGCAGATTTACCATACTTATTTGAACATGCGTCAAGATGCAAGAGATTTATCCGACCGATTAAAAGAATTACAAAAAATAAACGTAGAAAAAGCTGAACGAATAAAAGAAGAAAACTTGAAAAGAGCAATCAGCGAGGAGAGAGTAGATGTATGGGCATAAAAGTCAACAAAATACAAATCGGTGGTAATCACTACAAAGACCTACCTATTCAAACATGGGATTATATTTGGTCTAACAAGATAGGATATTTTGAGGGTAATGTCATCAAGTATGTTTCACGATGGAAACAAAAAGGTGGAGTATCTGATCTGGAAAAAGCAAAACATTATCTTGAAAAATTGATTGAGTTAAATTCTAAATAATGATTTATTATATTCATGTTAATCAATTAAAGATTCGACAAAACAATAAACTCATACGAGAAGGTCGAGAAGATGAGATCATGCCACCAATTATAGTAAAAAAAGGTAGAAATAGAACAATCGCTAATTGCTTTGAGTTAGAGTTTCCTGAAAGAACAAAAATGGTGTATCATTTCAAAGGTGGTAAAATACTGCCTTGTGGTGCTAGACTTGTAGCAATGACACATGTAATGCCAAAAATACTACGATGACACGAAAAGACCGATTGAAGAAATGGATTCGCCATACTGCTGTGTGGATATTTGCTTGTTTGCCTACGGCTTTTTTGTGGATTTATGTCCTCGCAACGATTCAGATATATACTTCCTAGCATCATCCAATACTTGCGTGTTATCACGAAACAAACCTAGTGCCAAGTTACAAGCATTACATAATAACCCTCTAACTTTCCCCGATTCGTGATC